GCAGTTAGTGTCGGATGCGGTCAAGCGGGGTGTGGACTACAAAGACTTGCCTAACTACACAGGTTCGTTCGTGGTGAACTTAGTCGGTGGTGCAACAGAAACTACTGGTGACGTTAATCATCCAATGGAGATTGACAACGGCGGTACAGGGTTCATGCTGATTAAACGTAACGTGTTTGATACATTAAAACCCACCGTACCAAAGTACACCAACGATATGATTCTGATTGTGGACAAAAACCCAGTTAAGAAGATCATTGATGAGTACTTTGCTACCAGCATTGACGAAGTATCCAATCGATTACTTTCAGAGGACTACCACTTCTGCAAAATATCACGGGAAGCTGGCTTCAAAGTATATGCCGCACCTTGGGCGAACCTAACCCATAGCGGAACATACAACTTTAGTGGTTCTTTGCCAAGGGGCTAGGATGATACCTAATTGCGAACTAGTAAAAGTAGACGGCACACAGTTTCTTGTATTTAAAGGGCAAGATTTAATATCGAACCATTTAAAGAAAGAACTATACGAAAACGACCTCCATCAGCTTGCGCTAAAGCTGCTTATCAATGAGCCTTGCGGTACAGTGCTGGATATTGGTGCGAACTTAGGTACGTTTTGTGTACCTCTTGCTAAAAAAGTGCCCAAGCATGCGTACCACGCCTTTGAACCGCAACGTATAGTCTATTACCAGCTATGCGCTAATACGTTTATCAACGGGTTGGGTAATGTGCACTGCCATAACTTTGGGCTATCTGATAAAGAAGAACGGCTAGTGCTTGTAATGCCTGACTATACAGCTGAAGGTAACATTGGTGCGTTTAGCATAAACAAAGAAGTTCGTGAGAATGACTACGAGTGCAAAACCGAGGGGGTAAAAGAGCCATTGGTAGTATTTACATTGGACTCGGGTTCACATCAAAACGTACGCCTAATTAAGATTGACGTAGAAGGGCATGAACTTGAGGTGCTCAAAGGCGCTAAGAAAACACTAAAGGACAACAACTACCCGCCCATCATCTTTGAAGCGTGGACATGTAAGCCTTGGTATCAAGAGAAGCGCAAAAAGCTGTTTGAGTACCTGAAAGGCCACGGCTATGAGATTACAGAATTAGGCCAAAACAATATTGCAAAACACCCTAAACATATGGAAATAAAATGAGCGAACCAATCCCCTTTGCTGGCTGGGTAGATGTAGATGACAACATTCAAGAAACCCTGCGATTATTAACTGGAACAGACCCCCAAAACATGCCAAAATACATAGTATTAGGCGATGGCGCCGTGTATTTTTACCGTAAAGAGGAGCAAAGATATGCCTTATGTGAACAAACCCCGCCCTTACAAGAAGGAATATCAGCAGCAGAAAGCTCGGGGGGAGCAACCAACAAGGAACGCCCGTGAACGTGCACGCTACGCAGTAGACAAAGCTGGTGTTGATAAAAACGGTAACGGCAAAGCTGATGCTCGTGAAGGCAAAGATATTGAGCATGTTATCCCCCTGTCCAAGGGTGGCACAAATAGTAAGAAAAATTTAAAAATTGAAACGCCGAGCCAAAATAGATCGTTTAGCCGAAACTCAGACCATACTGTAAAAGTAAATAAAGCCAAACCAAAGCCAAAAAATGGAAATACTAAATAACAAAGCGTTGGTAATAACAACACGGCGACCACACTTAGTTACAGAGTGCATTCCCAAAAGCAAATTGATTGAATCCAACGGAGACCTGCATAAGGTTGCTGTTCATTGGGGTTTAGATGAGGCACATGCGTTAACGCAATTAAAAGTTAAGGGTGTTCCATCCCCCATACAAAAGAACTACAAGTGGCCTGGACTATTTAAACCTATGGCGCACCAACGAGATACTGCTAATTTTTTAACACTAAACAAACGTGCCTTCTGTTTTAACGAACAAGGTACAGGCAAAACCGCATCGGCTATTTGGGCAGCTGACTATCTAATGGCTCAAAAGAAAATAGGTCGGGTGCTAATTGTCTGTCCGTTGTCTATCATGCAGTCTGCATGGCAAGCTGACCTGTTTAAGTTTGTAATGCACCGCAAGGTTGGTATAGCCTACGGAGACCGCACTAAGCGTAGGGCAGTAGTAGATAGCGATGCTGAGTTTGTAGTAATTAACTACGACGGCGTTGAGATCATAGCCGACGATATTATGCGCAACAACTTTGACCTAATCATCATTGACGAGGCTAATGCTTACAAGACAGTAACGACAAAGCGCTGGAAAACAATGAACAAAATCCTGACCCCACGCACGTGGTTATGGATGATGACGGGCACCCCTGCAGCGCAGACCCCCACAGATGCTTTTGGTTTAGCTAAGCTAGCCGTCCCACAAAACGTACCTAGGTTCTTTGGTAGCTTCCGTGACCAAACGATGGTGAATATAAGTAAGTTCAAATGGATGGCTAAACCAGACGCTAACCAAACGGTATTTGCCGCATTACAACCCGCAATCCGATATGAAAAAAAGGACTGCTTAGACCTACCAGAGGTGACCCATGTCTTCCGAGATGCCCCCCTTACTGCGCAACAGGATAAATACTACAAGCTGCTCAAGAAAGACATGCTCATGGTGGCAGCGGGTGAAGAGGTCTCTACTGTCAATGCCGCTATTAATCTCAATAAACTGCTTCAAATTAGTGGTGGGGCTGTTTATTCTGATACTGGTGCGGTTGTTGAGTTCGATGTTTCTAATCGGCTACGAGTTATACAGGAAGTTATTGAAGAAGCTAGTCACAAAGTGCTTGTCTTTGTACCGTTCACGCATACAATAGAACTACTCAAGGTGCATTTGAGAGGGGCAGGTATTGTCTGCGAAATAATTAACGGCGCAGTGCCAGTCAACAGGCGCACCGAGATATTTAAAAGGTTTCAAGAGCAAACTGATCCCCAAGTGCTTATTATTCAGCCTCAAGCTGCCTCACACGGTGTCACACTAACCGCAGCAGATACTATCATTTGGTACGCTCCAGTAACATCTATAGAGACTTACCTGCAAGCCAATGCACGTATTGACCGTCAGGGGCAGAAGAACAAGATGACTATTGTGCATATTAAGGGTAGTCCCGTAGAGACAAGGCTGTACCAGCTGTTGCAAAATAAGTTAGATATACATACAAAAATAATTGACTTGTACAAGCAAGAAGTTAAAGAAAGTACTTGACACAGTCAATATGTAGTCGTAGTATTAATCAACAGGCATAGACCTGCGTTTTACTTAAAGGAAAATTTATGACAACCGATACCGAAGTGGTAACACAACCCGTCGCCAACGTAGACAAGTTAGTTGAAGTCTATATTAAGATCAGAGATGCACGGGACAAGATTCGTAAAGAAGCAGAGGCTAAAGAATCTGAACTACAAGACCAACTTGATGTAATTGAGCAGAGCATTTTAGATCTGTGTAAAGATACTGGGGCTACTAGCATCAAGACTGAGCATGGCACCGCCATTCGCACAGTAAAAAACCGATATACAACTAATGATTGGGAGCGCTTTTACGACTTTATGTTTGAGCATAATGCGCCTCAGTTACTAGAACGAAGAATTCAACAGTCCAATATGAAACAGTTTTTGGACGAGAATCCAGACTTGCATCCCGCTGGCTTAAATGTGGATAGCGCATACGCAATTACCGTAAGGAGAAGCAAATGAGTAACGTCGCAATGTTCAACAACCAACTACCTGACTACCTCAAGGAAGTTCAGCTCGATGATGTAACTAAAGCCCTGTCGGGTGGCAATAACTCAACTAAGCGTATTGCGCTTGGTAACAATAAGTTCCTGTTAAAAGTTAATGGTGCCGAGATTTCTAAGACCAACTCTGACAAACTTGAAGTTGTTATTGTTAACGCGTCAAAGCATGTATCACGCACATTCTATGCTAAGGCATGGGATCCTAAAGCTGATGCTGCTCCACCTGATTGCTGGTCTAACGATGGCGAAAAACCTGACGCAACGGTTAAAGAGCCACAACATAACTCATGCGCTGGTTGTCCACAGGACATCGCTGGTTCAGGCCAAGGTGAGACCAAAGCCTGCCGTAAAAATCGTCGTATTGCAGTATCGCTAGCTTCTGATTTAGATGGTGATGTGTATCAAATGACATTGCAATCCAAGTCGGTGTTCTACGATATGAAGCACCCCGGCGATTTAGAGCACATGCCTTTCAATCAGTATGCTAAGTATGTTGGCACACAAGGCTACAACTTAAATTCGCTGGTTACTGAGATGCGCTTTGATGAGGATTCAACAGTAGGTAAGTTGTTCTTTCGCCCAGTTCGTTTTCTTGAGAAACATGAGTGGGAAAAGTCAGTTGCACAAGGCGAGACCGCTGCAGCTAAAAACGCCATCACCATGACTGTCGCTCAAACCGACGGACTTAAAAAGTTGGCTGCACCTGAGCCAGCAACAAAAGCAGAAGTAGCAAGCGTTACAGTTGACGCAGAAATAGCTGAACCAACTAAACGTGCAGAAAAGAAAGCCGAGCCTAAAGCTAAGCCTGATCTTAAGTCAGTGCTAGGTGACTGGTCTACTGACGACGAAGCATGAGTTTAAGGGGTTATAGCTTTCGTCTTGTTGAAGCTATCCGAGCCGCCGACCCTAAGCATATTGGGGTTCGGCTTGGTAAATATAGTATCGCCAAAGATATACCTGTCACCGAGATTGCAGAGTATTTTTCTGTGTCAAGGATGACGGTGTATCAATGGTTTACTGGAGCCTCAACACCACATAAAGATAAAGCCGAAAAAATAAAACAGCTACTTAAAGGCTAACGTGGCTACTATTGATTTACTACAATCGGTGCTCCCTCCCGAGGGGGATGGGTATTACTGCATAGTCGGTTTAGTGCAAGATGAGTCTCGACCAAAACAAACGTTTCACCAAACGTTGGCAGATGTAACTACAAAAATTGACGAACTATTACAGGCTAAATATGATGTGTATTTTGCTTGCTCTAAGTATGTAGATCCTGCTCAGGGACGCATACAGAAGAATGGCGACCGTATTAAAGCCTTTTGGCTGGACATTGACTGCGGCGTTGATAAAGCTGCTACAGGTAAAGGCTATGTAGATCAACCAACAGCACTAGCTGAGCTCAAGAAGTTTTGTAAAGCTATCAGAATGCCCTTACCATGCGTGGTTAACTCTGGTCGTGGTATTCATGCGTATTGGAGATTAAATAATGTAATCGATCGATTACAATGGAAGCCTGTTGCCGAACGCTTGAAAGCACTGTGTGAGCAACATGAGTTCTTAGGTGACCCATCACGCACTGCCGACAACGCTTCTATCCTGCGTGTACCCGAGACGCTTAACTTTAAAGAAGACCCACCACTGCCTGTTGAGATACTGGCTATGGCGGCAGAGTTAGAGTACGAGGGTATTAAGCAAACTATAGGTGTATTAATCGCACCTGACTGGATGCCACGTCAGCTTAACGAGATGACTCAAGCGTTAATGGGCAATAAGCAAAGTCGTTTTAAAACCATCATGCTCAAGACTATGGACGGCAAAGGTTGTGCTCAGCTTGCCCAAATAGCTACAGAGCAAGACTCTATTGAGGAACCGTTATGGAGAGCAGGACTATCAGTAGCACATGCTTGCGTCGATGCCGATGAAGCCATTCATAAAATCTCACGGCTACATCCTGACTATGATCCAACCACAACGGAGAGAAAAGCCAACCAGACGAAGGGGCCTTATACGTGCCAGACCTTCGAGAAACTTAATCCTTCGGCGTGTGTTGAATGCCCAAACAAGGGCAAGATTTCGTCTCCGATACAGCTTGGATCCGAAGTCGTGGTGGCGGAAGAATCTACAATCGTTGAAACGACGGAGGATGGTAAAAAAGAAGTTTTCGATATACCACAATATCCGTTCCCGTACTTTAGGGGTAAGAACGGCGGCGTTTACATAGAAGTTCGGGATGATGACGGCGGCAAAGATGCAATAAATATCTACGAGCACGACCTGTATATTGTTAAGCGTCTGCATGATCCAGCAAAGGGTGAATCAATTTGGCTACGCTTGCACTTACCTAAAGATGGCATGCGTGAGTTCTCAATGCCAGCAATGGATGTAATGTCGACTGATAAACTACGGGATACGCTTGGTTATCACGGGGTATACGGACCTAAAAAGCAGATGGAATCTATTATGTCGTACATAATAACGTCAGCTAAAAACTTACAACATAAATCAGAGGTAGAAATAATGCGTACACAATTCGGTTGGGCAGATAAAGACAGCAAGTTTATTATCGGGGAGCAAGAAGTATCGGCAGATAAAGTAGCATATAGCCCACCATCGTCTGCAACTGGGTCACTAGCTGAGTGGTTAAAGCCCACGGGTGACTACGAGGAGTGGAAGAAGTCTGTACATATTTACAACGAGCCTGGGTTTGAGCCACATGCGTTTGGGTTCTTTACAGCGTTTGGTGCACCACTACTTAAACATCTGAACTTTAAAGGTGCGATTATCAACCTCATTAACAACACTTCAGGCACAGGTAAATCGACCATTCTGAAGATGTGTAATAGCGTATGGGGTCACCCAGAAGAGCTAATGTTGCAGTGGAAAGACACAATGAACTCGATGATCCATCGGCTCGGCGTAATGAATAACTTACCTGTTACGATTGATGAGATCACAAAGCTGTCTGGAGACCACTTCTCTGACTTGGCATACAGTATTTCACAGGGTCGTGGCAAGAACCGCATGAAACAACATGAAAATGCTGAGCGCTCTAACACAACCAAGTGGAGCACAATGGCGCTATGTTCTTCCAACGCCTCTTTCTACGATAAGCTGTCATCCCTAAAGGCTACTCCTGACGGCGAGTTTATGCGTCTGCTAGAGTACCGCATTGACTTAACTGGCACGCTTACCAAAGAAGAAGCCGACGTTATCTTTAACCGCCTGTATGACAACTACGGACATGCTGGTGTTCAGTACGCTCAGTACCTTGTCGGCAACCTAGAAACAGCCCTTGATGCAGTAATGCAAATCCAACAGAAGCTAGACAAGGCTATCGGCCTAACGAGCAGGGAGCGCTTCTGGTCTGCCATCATTGCCTGTAACATAGCTGGTGCGTTGATTGCTAAAGACTTAGGCATCATCAACTTTGACATCAAGCGAGTATTTGACTGGATTGTTAAAGAAGTTAAGGTAATGCGCAACGAAATTAAAGCGCCTGCAACCATAAGCACAGCCAGTGTAATTAACGAGTTCATGAACGAACATCGGGGCGCTGTATTGGTTATTAACGGCGAAGCCGACGGACGTACAGGAATGGAGCAACTGCCAATGGTTGAGCCTAAGTTTAACGACCTGTATATCCGCATGGAGCCTGATACTAAGAAGATGTTTATAAATGCTAAGCAGCTACGTGCCTATTGTTCTGAGCAGCAGATTACCCTCAAGGACACGCTTAAGACGTTGGAAATTGACAAAGCCTACCTGGGTCTGGTTAAGAAGCGCCTAGCTAAGGGCACCAAGATTTCATCTGGTCCTGTGGACGTGTACGTATTTAACATGGACAGCCCGCATTTTGGGGCAACGGCAGTTATTGAAGCCGCAAAGAACCTACCTGATGCTGATCCACGGGCTAAACTTTAGTGTTAACTGGCGTAATTTTGTAGTTGGGGCTTCGTTCTTTGTGCCTTGTTTGGATCCAGACGAAGCCTTAATGCAGATACTACGTACAACTAAACGCTTACGGTACAAAGTTAAAACGCAAATTGTTGTAGAAAAAGGGGTGCAGGGGTTGCGGGTTTGGCGTATTAAGTAGTATTATTGCCATAGTAACCATTCGGTTTGGTTGCTTTTTCCTTTATAGTTATTTTTAACCCCGCCTAAACAGCGGGGTTTTTTTTTATCTGCCGTAATCTAGCATGCCTTCTAAGCGTGGGATTAATTTTTTATCTAGCCCCATACCGCCGGTAGAGTTAGCAAGGGCTCTATCTTGGTAGCGTTTAATCACAGAATTAGACAAAGTTTCCCCATTAATGGCAAGCTCAGGAATCGTAGTGTTGAACTTACTCATCTTCTCAAGTACACGGTCAAGCATGTCCTCGTCACCAGAATCTACTGCCATAAAGAATGCGTTTAGCAAATCAGTACGACGTGCCTTAATCGTTTCGTTAATGTTCTTTGCCTCAATGGTAGATTTTTGTGCCTGAGCCACACGCTCTGGGGAGAAGCCGATCATCTGAGAAAGGGCTTCACGGGCAGTTATATCTTCAACCAGCGTATTACCTTTAAGGGTTAATGCTTGACCTTCTACTAAATAACGAGTACCAGCCATAGCGTTCTTAATAGCTGCAGGCATCATACCTTCGATTGCACGCTCTACGTGCCCATCGTTGTACCGTTTGAGGGCTTCTGGGTAGTTAACAAGCAATGCACCAACGCTAGGGCCTAGCAGGTTAATAAACATATTCTGCATGTAGTCAACTTCGTCCTGGCTCTTACGCACATCAGGGAACCACATATCAGTTAAGTTCATGTTCATACGGTCGGCAAAGTTCATGCCTGTAGCTTGAGATACCAATCCACGGGATATAGAGTCACCAACAAACCCGCCAAAGTTACGCCCTGCCCAGTTTTTAAACCAGTTTTCTGGATCAAAAGGCTCATCGTCTTCACCAAAAACAGCGTGGAACGCCGACATTACGCCTGAGAACACAAACCACAGAGGCATACCAGTAACTCCAGCGGACAAGAATGCGGTGCCTAACATACCCCAGAATGCTTTAGTAGCTTCACGTCTTATATCATCTAGTTCAGCTTTCTTTGCTTCAAGTGCCTTAGCTAGTTCTTCTGGAGGTGCATTTTTTAGGTCTTCTCTAATCCTGTCAAGCTCAAGCTGCTCATTCTGATTAATGCTCTTGTAGAAAGTACGGGCTAGAAGCACCGACATATGCTGTGGATACATCTTAAACTGCAACACTACGCTGGCTATATTCCCACGGAAGTAGCGTGGTTTGTTAGTTGTGTTGTAATTAAACATCGTTTCTTGGGTAAGATCACGAGCTGCGTCTAGTGCAGCTTCATAAGCTTTGTCACCTGTCATACCTTTACCGCCTTCGCTTACTGGCTTAATAAACTTGTCGTACGCTAAATCAAATGACGACATAAAGGTTACTTCACGGTTAAACTTCTCAGCCGAGTGGAATGGCAAGCTGGCGTAATACATAAACTTCTGCCATCTGCCAGTGTATTCCATAGATGGACGCTCTCCAACGCTAACCGAGTCATGGCTAAGCGTTGTATCAATAACGTTACGGTTAACCCCATACTGGTATACGTCAGCCATAGTTACTGGAATTTTATTACCGTCAGCATCCGTTCTAATTACTTGTTTACCAGATTTATCTAGCAATGGAATCTCAGCCAACTTAGCACGTGCTAATGATAGAAACTCAATACGGCCTGTAGTCTCGCTTCTATACCCTGTACCACCAAGCATACGCATGTACTTTGCCAAGGCTTTATTAACGTTTGCGTACCCATACTTAGCGCCAGCTACGGGCCCATATATAACTGGGATTGCCATTGTGTTTACTAGCGCCGACGCTGGAGCAGTTAAGAAATTTAAAAAACCAAAGTGCGTTAGGTATGTAGTTAACTTGTTTTGCTTAGGGGGTTCTAGTACAGCACCCTTAAAGTTTTTAGCTAACTCGTTAGCTACGTCACCATACACAGCCTGTTCGTCGTTAGTTGGCATGCTCTTTGAACGTAGTTTAGCTGCCTCAACAATGTTAAATAAGTTGGGCATATGTTGGAAACGTGCACGCTGGTATGCGATACGCTCTCTGGATAAACCAAAGGCACGAAGCATATCTTGGCTAGGACCGGCTATGTTCTGACGGTGCAAGAACATTTTCTTAATACTCTCAGACGGTAACAACTCTAAATAGTACTGTCCAAACTGATCTTTTAACTCAGCTTGCAGTGCAGCAACTTGGTCGGCAGTAACTTTAGGGTCTTTGCTCTTTAGAATAGCCTCAGTAGATTCATCAATCAACTCATTAATTTTGTTTAGCTGAGTAACTTCATTTAATTTGCCATTTAGTATTTCACTAAAACCTTGACCAATTAATAGTTGTTTCTGTGCTTCAGCATCAGTCATACCAAGCTTAATTAGCTTAGCTTTCTGCACTTCTAGTTCTGCGTCACGAGCAAAAGCATCTTCAAACTGCATGAATATTTTCTTATCGCCCTTGCCGACCATTAGATAAAAATCACCAAAACGCTTAATTGGGAAGTACGGACGGATAATCTTTTCTTCGGTATCACGTTTGAACGCTAGTTGTTTATCTGCTATTTCTTTATCGGTTAAACCTTTTACTTTGCCATATTCCTCAATACGTTTTACTTGAACCTTGAGGTACTCTTGCATTCGGCGGTCGTAGAAGTCCCTTACCTCACGATAAATCTTAACTGCAACATCGCCGTCTTTACCCGTAGTTAGGTCAGTCCATGCCTGTTTAAGGCTAGCGTCAGTAGCGTATTCTTTAGCGTTGTGCCCCACACCTTTAGGATCTGGGTCGTTCTTTTTAATTGTTGCCTCAATCATGGCTTTGCCAAGCTGCTCAGCTTTTTGTGGGTTGTCGTTAAGCAGGTTGCTCCAAGCGGTGATGATCGGGTCACCCTCAGTAAGAATAGCGTTACGAGTAGCAATCATGGCATCAACTTCTTTTGCGTACAGCTTAAGCTGTGGCATGTCAGCACCGTAAATATCAGCCATCTGGTCAATGGTTAACGCACCTAATAGGTATCGCCGATACTGATTGCTAAGACTACCGAAGAACTTTTTAACGTTGCTCTTGTCGGCGCTGCCCCAGTTAGTACGGTTTTTAATTAAGCTATTAATGAACCCCATGCTTTCGCCAGGGTTGAGCGCAAACTTACCGCCTTTAACATCATACCGAGACGGAGCCCACAACATGTTAGGCCCTTCAGTAACTTTGCTTTCACTATTTGCAGAGAATAAAACATCTGCATTGGCTAGTGTGTGGAACAGGACGTTGTCAACACCAAACAAATTAGCAACTAACTGGATGAATTTAGACCAGGCAGACATATCAGTCTCCATCCCAGCCTTCATTTTACGCAGTTCCGCTTGGAATTCTGGTCGGCTAAACGCTTCCGCTACAAACTCATGTAGGTTGTTATACCCATACTGGCTAGGGTTTTTGGTGTTCTTCTTAGCAAATTCGTAAAGCGCTCGTAGTTTACCAAGAGCTATCTGCTGTTTGTCGTTTAACTTATCTGGGTTGTTAATTGCCCAGTGCGTAGCAGCGTGAGTTATTTCGTGGACTACAACGTAATTAGATCCGCCGCCTCTTTCTAAGCTAAGCCCAATAGCGTTGTAATTAGTAAAGTAAGTGCCTGGAGCATTAAGCGTAGTTATAGTGTCTGAATAACGCTTTATTACGTCTTTTAAATCGACCATAAACATCTTAGGGGGTATACCTAATTTACCGTCTTGTAGCTCTTTAAACGACTCAAGCATCTGAGTAACTGGGGCTTGCATTTTAGATTCGTCAAACTTATTGCGATACACTTCTGGGTATATTTGTTTGATCCAATTTATGATGCGGTTCTTTTGCCCATCTACACTAGACAAACTTTTCATGGCTAGCTCTACGTGCACATCGTCCCAGCCTATTTGCGTAGTTATATTTAATGTCATTATCCGACTAGCAAATGAAGATATAAATGTACCCGCTGTATTTTTTAACGCTGTAAGTACTCCTGCAATATCGTTGTTATTAATTGCACGTAGTACGGTAGGGTGAGCTGATTTAAATAAAGGGTCGTCTACCGGCACCTGATTAGCTTTAGGGCTAGTGTTGCTCTTTTTAGTACCTACTGGATCTGCTAATAAGTTGTCAAGGTCACTTCTGGACAGGCGATCTGGAACGTCTTCAAAATCGTCAATGAAATCATCAACTTGCTTTTTAAGTTTAGTTTGTTTCTTAGGCTTAGATTTAGGTGGTGTAGCTACGTCGCCTTGTGCCTCTTGTTTTTCTACTGATGGATACAACCAAACTATTTCTTTAGACTCTGGGAATTGGTCGTAATAAGCTTCTTGTTCTTTTTGCAAAGCAGCATATTCTGCATCTGACAAATAACGTACGCTATCTGTAGTCATACCTTTAGTAGCTAAAAACTCAGGCACTGACATTGGCTTAGCAGGTGCAGCTTTCTCTGTTACTGTTGGCTCAGCAGATTTTGGTGTTTCAGTACCAGTTAAAATACTTGTAAATTTATCCCACATCTGACGGCGAGTTTCATCGTTAACCGGCGGGTCATTTTTATATATTTCTTTTTCTTTTTGGTTGCGCAATTTAAACCATTGGTCTCTTAATTCCTCTGGTGTAACGCCTTTTTCTTCAGCTAAACGCGCTTCGCCTTCTTTTGAAAGCAATCCACCAACCATCTTACCAAAGTAAACGCTTTCCTTTTCGTTTTCAATTTCGTTTTCTTTTGCGCCTAACTCTAAAGCAGCTTCTGTACCTGCTTGGGCTAATACTTCTTCGCTACCTCTACCACTTTCTGTTGGCGCAAATCGTACACTAACTGCGGGCTGAAAAAATATTTTTCTATCTGTTTTTACTTCTAAACCAGCATCTTTAGCTGCATTAATAACCTGTTGCTGCTGCTCTTCTGTTAAGTCATCTTTATAAAAAGCTAAGTAACCGTTTGGTGAATATCGCCCTTCAGCTTTTGTGCCCTTATAATCTTCTTCCATGCCACTCATACTTTGTGCAGTGGTAAAACCAGCATCATTAATAGCTTTTACATTTGGTGCAATTGAAGCATCAACGTCAAAAGATTGCCCGCTGTTAGTAGTTATGTTACGTACTTTTTCACCAGAGCTACCTTCAATAACATTACCTATTGGTGCAGATTCGGGGGTTACTGTTTCGACTGGGGCAGCTACCTCAACTGTCGGCGCTGCTTGCTCAGCTGGTGCACTTCTTTGTGCCATTGCAGTCTTAATAAACTCTTCTTCTGCAGTTACCAATGCTTGGTATTCTTTACCCTTCTTAGAGGTGGGTATGGGCACTCGGCCTGTTGGGGTTAGCAGAGCCTTTCTTTTCTCTTGAAACTCAACAGCTTTCTCGGCTATCTGCTCATCCGTTAATGCACTTGGCTCAATTGTTTCTCCAGCTCCAGGTGTTCCAGCAACTCCAGTATCTCCATCCACGCTTCGTGGGGCAATACCTTCAGTTCCAACGGTAGTTCCATCGGTTTTGATTTCGGGCTCGTTAGGTACAGAAACGCCTGACTCATCAGTTCGGGTGTCAATTCCAGTGGATCCACTTTTGGCCTCCTCAGCATTACGTGCTTTTATTACGTTAGAAACAAATGTATTTTCTTCTTCTTTAGTCGGCGCTCTGCCATTAGCCTCTTCAAAGCCAGCCCTAAAGTCCTCAGTAACTACTTCTTTAAATTCTGCGTCTGCTTTTTTCCCGCTTGGACGGTTAATTAAAGCTTGCCCTGCCCCACCAATAGCACCAAATCCACCGCCGCCGACAGCCCCACGAACACCAGACTCGATTAAACGGTTAAATTCTTTGCTACCCCAAACCTCTGGGTTTTCCTGCACAAACTTCTCTGCCACAATACTAATCGCTTCTTGAGCAGCTTCGGTAGGACCTTCTGTGGCTGCGCCTGTAACTGCACCACCAACAACTTTTCTAGCTACGTCGGACGGCATCCCCGATTTTTCTAGTAGTCGCTCGACTACACCAGCTTTTACGCCTGGGGTTAGTTTATTAAGGAGATACGCAGGTAATACAGCATCTAACGCAGCAGAAACCGAACCAGCTAAGAGCGCTGCACCAGGCTCCATTTGCCCACCAGTTTCTTCGTAGATATTCTCAAATACTTCTGGAGCATTCAAAGCGTAAGAGCCAAGGAACGCACCGCCCATTTGCCCACGGCTAACACCTTGAGCAGTTTTCATTGCAGCGTATCTAGCTCCAGCCTCAGTAGCTTCCCGTTCGGCTAGTTTTTTAGCAGCTGCTGTAGCAGCCATACGACCACCAGCAACCCCCAGTCCAGCACCTGGTACTAAAGCAGTAGCAATATTAGGTACTTGTTCTGAAATTGTTTCTAACGCAAACGGGATGTAGTCGCCAATGCCTTTAACGTCACTTAAGGATTTGTAGCGTGCGCCATACTTCTGTTCAATTTCTTTTTGGGTTTCAGCCGCTTCGGCCATTTGCCTAGCTGCATACTCATCAGCACCAACGGCACTCGCTGCCATGGCAGGTAATACGTCAAACAACGCCGAACCTGTTTGTTTAGCACCACGAGCAACACCCCGCCCTATCATGCTCATAATGCCAGTATCTTTAGACGGTTCTGGCTCTAATGCTTTAGCTTTAGGAAGAATGTCATTCTGAATTGCCTTGACAATATCTTCCTGCGACATAGTATCGGGGAAGTTTACTGCCCCAACTTCAGGTATGTTTACTGTTGGCATTATCTAGGCACGTAATTAAATGAACCATCCTTATTTTGCACTAAGTTCCCGCTACCACCAGCAGGTGCTCCTTGCGCCGGACTAATAGCCCCTAGATACTCTGCAACTTTGCTGTTACGGATTTCATCCAATTTAGCTTTATCTTCAGGTTTTTTACTAAACATCAGGTTTGGATACGCTTTAGCAATAAATTCGTCGGCTTTGACGTATGCGTTAAGTCTAGCAGTATCGTCCTGTGAGGTAAGTGATTTTTTAAACTGCTCAAATTGTTTAGGGTTAGCTTTAAACGCTTCATATTGACGCTCAAACTCGCTAGCTCTAGAGGATTGAATACCAGCAACCTTAAGTTGGTTCTGCATCTCAGCAATCTTAAGCTGACGATTCTCAGCGTTTTCAAACGATTTGCTAGCAGCATCCAAATTACCACGCTTTTCAGCACGCTCACCTTTTTTAATGTCCGCTTGCATTTTAGTAAGCTCAAGGTTCATGTTTTCCCTAACTTTTCTAGCTGCGTCGCTTGCAGTGCCGTAGGTTTCAATACCTCTAAGTGCGGCTACCCCAATACCTCCGGGTGACGCTTCTGTTCCAAATTTAATAAAGGCGTTGCGCATAGCAGCACGATCATCTTGAGATGCTTGTTTATCCAGGTCGGCTAGACGTTTAGCAATCTCGGCATTAAGTCCTTCATTTACTGTATTTGGACCCATTAAACGCTCTTGCTCTTTTAACTGATCTTCTAAACTTCTTATGCCTTTAGATGGACCAGCGTTTGGGCCTGTCGGCGCATTTCCCGGGGTTCTTGGTGCCGGAGCTGGAGACGTTCTAATTGTTGGATCTTTAGCGCTACTACCTTCCCTATCTTGCACTTCCATTTGTGCCTGAGCTTTACGGTCGGCTTCGGTGGCTGGAGGAGCTTTTGATCTTTCATTGTAATATTCTTCAATAGATTTACCATCACGAGCAATATATCCAAAACCACCTTTACCTGAGAAAGGATTCATGTATTCACTAAAACGAGTTACAGGGTTTACTGTTTTATATGGCTCACCCGTTTCTGGGTCAATACCACTGTCAACTAAACCCTCATCAGCAAAAGCAAGGATGCCACCACCGGCATAGCCCATAGTGTTAAACAAGCCACCACCAGCTGCAGCGATACCGCTACTACGGGCTGCTATTTGTTGTTTAGCGGCTAAGGCTTCTTGGAATACTTGACGCTCACCTGGGGTTAACGCTGGATCTTTAATGCGTGCTTGTAGCTGAGCAATACTTAAGTTGTCGGCCATGCTTTCTAATTTAGGCTCAGGGATAGCGCCGCCGTACTTGTAACCAGCAATACCACCTTCAGCCATCTTAATGGCACCACCTTCGGCTCTACCTGCGCCAAACAACGAGGCGCCAGCACCGACTAAACCAATACCTTGTTGCAGCGCAGAAGGCTGTGCTTGATACAACTGAGTAGTCTGAGACTGCATTGGTAAGCCACGAAGCATATTTGACATAAAGCCAAGCTGCATCATCGGATACTGTTGCTGAATAGCGTAATCCTGAATAGCCTGATTAATCTTGCTCTGTTCAAGGGCTTGTTGCTGCGCACCCATAGTGCTTTGTAAGTTAGCAATATCCTTCTCGGTACCAAATTGAGCCGTGCCTAACTGCCCCAAAGTACCAGCGGCTTGATTTGCTGCGCCGAGACCTTGTAATCCATATTGACCTGCTTGAGTAGCACCTTGAACACCCTGGAGTCCATAACCTGCACCCTGCATACCGGCTTGTGAACCTTGAATACCTTGCGCTGTGCCTTGTAAACCTAATTGACCCGCACCAAGCTGTTGACCAACACCAGATAAACCCGTGTTATATCCAGCCAATGCGCCTTGAACGCCCTGCATACCAGCCTGAGCACCTTGGATACCTTGACCAAAGCCTTGAAGCCCTTGCGCTGATCCAGACAAAGCACCTTGCAAACCTTGTAGTCCTGTCTGAGCACCTTGCATGCCTGCTTGATAACCTTGCAAGGCCTGAGAAGACCCAGCTAATGCACCCTGAAGCCCTTGTAGGCCTGTTTGAGCACCCTGCATACCTTGCCCTAAGAACTGACCAGCTTGGCCTAAACCAGCCATACGAGCTTGCTGTCCTTGAAGTGCAGTACCTAAACCAGATAGACCAACGCCAGCACCTTGCATACCAAGACCATATAGCTGACCCGCTTGACCCAGCGAAGATAACGCACCTTGTTGACCAGCTAATGCTTGTTGTGAGCCAGCCAAACCTAAATTACCGCTGGACAGTGCAGTTCCAAGACCTTGTTGAGCGCCCTGTAATCCTTGTTGATAAGAAGACAAACCAGCTAATCTGCCTTGTTGTCCTTGCAATGCGGTGCCAAGTCCTTGTAAGCCAACACCAGCGCCCTGCATGCCTAAGCCGAGACCGCCGTAACCAGCTTGTAAACCTTGAATTCCTAAGTTGGCTCCAAACTGTTGCTGGCGCTGAGCATCTTCAAACGCTTTTTGTGAACCCTGTGCAGCAATGCCTTGTAGTTGGCTACCTAATGCACGTTCGGCTTCAGATTCAACAATAGCTTGACGGCTACCACCAAAAGCACCAGCACCAACTGCTTGAGATTTACGAAGTTGGCTACCAATATTAAAGTCACGCAATGCTTGTGATTTTTGATAGTCCACCACATTTTGCATGTATGGTGACATGTACGCTTGAGTAGCATATGGGTCGGTAGCTTGACGGGCAAACTGTTCGCCAGCACCAAAACCTTGTTCAGCAGCTATAGCGCCACGACCGCCATAACCAGTACCTAATGCGCCGTAACCTAAACCTTGGGCACCAATTGCCCCCATTTCTTCGCCAGCCCGTAAACCGAGACGACCCGCAGTAGCTCCTTGCTGACCATACCGCATAGCTTGACGAGCTACATTACTTGCTAGTGCCCCTGCTCCAGCCCCACCAGCCGCACCAATATCAGCCATTGCTTGACCATAAGTCTGAGCAACGGGAGCTAAACCAGCAGCGCCAGCGCCATATCCAGTACCTAATGCGCCGTAACCAAGACCCCCCATGCTAATGTCGGCAGCTTCTTGACCAAACGCCTGTGCTGTAGGGGCTAACCCAGCAGCAGCAGATCCAAACCCAGCACCGGCAGCGCCGTAACCAAGACCTTGTTGTGCCGCCATCTCAGCAGCAGAACGTCCTACACCAGTAGCTGCTTGACCATACTGAGCGCCTTGTGCGCCATAACCTAAGCCTTGTTGACGAGCTAGTTCCGTTGCAGATAGCCCTAAGTTAGTTGCTCCTGCGCCGTAACCTGCACCCTGTGCGCCATATCCTAGGGATTGTTGTCCAGTTCTAACGGCCTGTTGCCCAAAACGTTGCGCTTGTTGTTGAGCATTCTGTGCTGCTAATTGAGCTTGCTGTGCGCCTTGTGCGCCATACATCTGGCCTATACCACCATACATTTGACCCGCTTGACCATAACCTAAA